ACTACCACGATGAACGGTGCCAACATCATCAGTGCAGTGTTCAACATGGCGAATGATGTGAACACTGCCAACAATGGTGGTCTGCACGGTATCCGACAAGCAGCAGCTTAGACGGTCGGCTCGGCTGTATTGTTGGATGGCGGGGTGACGCGGTGTGTCCTTGCAAGCGCCGCGTCACCTTCGCATGAGAGGTAGTCGATGCCAGCACTTGTGCGCGATATCGTGAATGCGGTCATCAACGAGTTGTCACAAGTGCCTGGCATCGCTACACAGGTGTATGCCAGTGACAGGATACAGCAGCATGTGCAGGATGCGTTGCTGCTAGAGATTGAGGAGATGTGGTGGCCCGACTACATGACGTATCTCGGACCGATCCCACTCGATGGCACGACTGGTAGCTTGACGCAGGACTTGGTTGGTCCGCTCGCTACCATCACTGAGTATCACGATATCGCTGCGGTGTTCCGTGATGGCAGCAACAGGAAGCTGCGCGAGTTGCCACAGAGCATCAACCCGTTTGCACCGCGTAGTGGCATCTCGACGTTCTACATGGCACCTGACTACACGACACCTGGGCGACCGTTCAAGGTATATCCCAAGGATAGCACATTTGGTGTTGTGGTGTGGGCACGACAGCGACCACGATTGCCGCTTGATATCAGTGACACGGTTTACCTCGATGGATTGCTGCTGCAATACGATGCATGCTGGATGTATGCAGTCGATGATGGCACGATCCCAGCACAAGTCAACAAGTTTCAGGTGTTGGCGCAGAACCGCAGACGTATGATCAAGGCAGCGTTCGCGCAACAGCCACTCGAACTCGATCCGCGTTATCCTGGTGGTGGTGATATGGGTATCGCTGCTGAGGATAGCACCTACTTCGTGTTGGATCAGGACCCACTCGCATGACGACTTCATTCACACGTGGTGAAAATCCACTGCGCGCTGACAAGCTGAACCAAGCGTTCAGTGAACGGTTGAACCGTCAGGGCGACACGATGCAGGGCATGCTCACCCTGTGGCATGATCCTGTTGGTCCGTTCGATGCTGCGACGAAGCAGTATATTGATCGGATCGCTACTACAAGTAGTAGCAGCGGTGTTATCAATGTCAAGGATTATGGCGCGAAAGGCGACGGCACGACGGATGATACCGCAGCGATCAGCGCCGCAATCGGCGCTGGAAACTGCGTGGTCTCGTTCCCGCGTGGCATCTATAAGATTACGTCTTCCGTCGTGCTGCCGAGCTATACCAGACTACAAGGGTCTGGATCATCGCAGAGTATCATTCGGCCAACCGGTCTCACCCAACCATGTTTTTTGACTACCAACTGGAGCAACCGGGTTTCAGCGGGCTGGGATGCGTCACCGTGGCCGCCGACAACCTCCACCAATCAGACCGACGTGCAGATCTCACTAGAAGGATTGGCGTTCGACTTTTCGCAGAACCTTATCTCTGGACAATCTGGTTGGGGAATCTTCTCGCTCCTGTTAGCCAAGAATATCAGCATCAACGATATTCAGGCTTATACGGGACAGCCCGGTGGGGCTGTGTTTGGTTATTCCGGCTTTCAGATTATGGGCTGCGATGACGTCCGCATCTCGAACTATGTCGCCATCAATGTCACCAATGCGGTCGATTGCTGGAAAGGTCCCACGAGGATTAAGGTCAGCAACTCGCTGTTTGAGAGCAATGACGCAGGAGGCAACGGTGGCCTGATAAACTACAACGCTATCGGTGCTCCGAATGACTTCAATCAGAACGACGATTTGAAGGTTATCAACACGACGTTCTGGCTGCATGGCGCTACCGCGATCTATCTCGATCCTACAGGCGGCGGGTCCTCAACCAACAATGTTGCCGTCACCAATTGCGAGATTGTCGCGAAGCCGAGTGCCAGCTCGACCGTTAGCGTCGGCATCATGGGTCGAGGCCCAGGCGGCAACGTGCAACTGTCGAATATCGTGATTCGTGCAGAGAACGGCGTCACCGTGCGCGAAGGGATCGAGCTTTCCGCATTTTATGGCAATGCAGCGGCGACAAGCGGCACTGGTATTATCTCGACGCAGTCGGGCTCACGCAACCTTACGATCACGACCACCGGCACTGATGTCGGACCTGGCAATTTTGTTCTGATCGACAACGGTTCAGGTGGTCCTGTTGTTGGTAACGGTCTGTCGCTGCAAGGCTTTTATCCGGTGACGGCAGTCAGCGGGCCGCAGACCGGATACAACAGTGGTACTATCATCACAGCAACAGCGACCGCCAATGCAACGGCAACAGGACCGATCAATGTCGCCTCGCACGTGCAGGGCTATTGGGGAACGATGAATAATTGTCAGATCAGTAACATCGTGTTCGATGGAGTCGTGGGACAGAGCGGGAACTATCTGATCAACCTCGGGGGCAGCGGACACCGTGTTAACGGTGTGACGGTCACGCAGAATTATCAGGGCGCTGCGGGGCCGTCCTACCTCGGAGTGGTCGGTGTTTACAGTATAGCTGATCAGGCGCATCCATATCGCAAGTCTCAGGTGTTGAATATCATTGCTGATCCGGGAACTGGTGCGCTACCGGCCGGCTACAGCGGCGACAATGTTGTGATGTGGACAAATCAGGGACCAGCGCCTGATCAAGTTACCGCTGGCTTGTCGCTCATCATCGGTAGTAGCAGCGGTCCCACCTGGACCACCGGCAGTGCTGCACCATCATCTATACAACCAGTGGGTTCACTCTATTCGCGAATTGGCGGCGCACTCGGGGCAACGCTGTATGTGTCACGCGGCGCAGGCACATGGGCAGCGGTCGCAGGAGTGTAGCATGGCTACTACACCGTATCTCAAGCTACAGAAGCCACCATTCGATACGATACCGTGGGATGAAGCCATCAACGGCAACATGGATACGCTCGATGCGTATATCTCACGCTTCATCTCGATCCCCAACTATGTAGGTGGGTGGGGAAACAGTGTATCATATATCGCAGGGCAGAACGTCCTAGATGCGAGCAACAGCCAGATATATCAGTGCCAAGTCTCGCACACGAGTTCAGCGTCACCTGTGACATTCACACAGGATCGTGCCACATACCCGACGTATTGGGTGCAGACGACCAACGTCGTGACCGTACAATCGACAGGTGATGTTGGTCGTAACCTGATACACAATGCAATGTTCAATATTTACCAGCGGGGTGTTGGCCCATTCACTACTGGTGGCTACAATCTGGATCAGTGGGAGGCCATTGCGAACACCGACACGTTCTCCGTGACGCGCACTGTGCTCACTGACAGTGATCGAACAGGGATTGGGGACGAACAGGCAAGTGGTTGCTTGGGCATCGCATTCGCAGGCACATCTGGTGCAGGTGCATATACGATCGTATTGCAGCAGATAGAAAACGTGCGACGGCTAGCTGGTAAGACGGTGACGGTGAGTTTCTGGGCAGCAACCAGCGAACCAACAGGACACAAGCTCGGAGTTAATCCTAACCAATTCTTTGGCACAGGCGGTTCGCCATCGGGATCAGTCGGTATCCCTGGTCAGTCAGTTACGCTCAGCCAACTCTGGACACGCTACAGTCTTGTATTCACACTACCAAGCGTCAATGGCAAGACGCTTGGCTCGAATGGCGACAGCACAACACTGCTCTACTTCTGGTGTTCGGCTGGTTCTGCCAGTGCGGCACAATCTGGTAATGTTGGTGTGCAGACCGGCAACATCTTCCTGTGGGGTGTGCAGCTAGAAATTGGCAGCGTTATGTCGCCGCTAGAGAAGCTCGACATTGCGGATGATCTAGCGAAGTGCCAGCGGTATTTCCAAGTTGGCTCAGGTGCATTGTCAACCTACACAGGTGCACAAGTGGCGAACTACTTATTCACTGTGCCGCTGCAAGTTACGATGCGTGCTGCCCCTAGTGCTGTGATTACGCCATCAGGTGGGGGATCTTTCAGTAGCGTGACAGGATACACGACAAGTCCATGGAGTATTAGCATGCAAGCAGTATCAACTACTGCTAGTCAAACCATGGGATTCAACTACACCTTCACTGCATCGGCGGAAATCTAGCATGTATCTATCCAAGACCAGTGGCAATCTAAACCCACGCGGTCAACAGCCGCAGTCGAACTTACAAGTCTCGACCGTGCGTTCGTTCGAGGGTGGGCTGAACGTCACTGACACTGATCTGAACATGTCACCGAAGTATGCCAAGGTGCTAGACAACCTTGAGCGTGCGATTGATGGGTCACTTAGCATACGTCCTGGCACACGGTTGCGGTCGAACCAATTGACCGACACGAGTGACATCATCAACTGCTACTACTTCAACAACTACGTCGTGACAGTGCAGTTCAGTGGTGAGTTCAGTTTGGTTGCTGGCAATGGTGCGGTCACACGACTGCTGATCACAGGTGCAAGACCATGGACATCGGGCAGTGTCGAGGTCAACTTCACGATCTTCAACAGCGACCTGATCGTGTGCAATGGCCGCGACAAGCCAGTGATCATCAGTGGGAACCCGACCAGCCTGAACTACATGCAGGCACAGTTCCTTGTTGATCTTGCCACACTGTCGAACGTCAACACGCCCATCGGTCGATTCGTAATCGCACACTCACAGTATACCATCATCGCTGGTGTGCCCAGCAACCCGAGCAGCTTGTATATCAGTGCTAAAGGAACGAGTGGGACATACTTTGGCGACCCCATACCGAACGACGCTATTGTACTTGATGTTGGCCCTCGTGTGTCTCTTGGCAGCAGTATCATCACGGGGCTGGTGGCCTATCGTGACAAGCTCCTGGTTGCATTCGAGCGCGGAGTGTTACCAGTTAACCTCGGCATCTACACCGGATCGCCAGCCGTGCACACTCCCAGCGACGACGGCTTCATCGAAGAGTATGGGTGCCTCACGCACAGGTCGCTCATCTCAGTGGGAGACGATACCTTCTACTGTGACAATGTGGGAGTGAACTCGATTGCGCGTGTGAACGTGTTCAACACACTGCGTCCCGTGCGAGCCAGTCACCTGATCGATCCGATGACTACTGCAATGTTGCAGCCGCTGACACAAGCACAAATCAGCAAGTATGTGTTTGCAGTCTATGATCTGCGCAACTTCCGCTACATGCTGTTCGTGCCACAGTTTGCTGCTGACGGTGTGACACTGACTGAGACGATCTGTTTCAGTTACACCAACATCCCTGGCTTGAAGATACAGGCATGGGCACGCTTACGTGGGTGGAAGTGGCAAGCTGCGTGCCGCACGGCGTTGCAGAACATCATCTTCGCGCAGGGGAACAAGTTATATTCGTATGACTTCGACAACCCCACCGGCAACACTGACTTTCTGGCTGATCCTGCCATCAATAGTGGCAATGGTGTGCCGATCACATTCGAGTGGGAGTTGCCGTGGGCTGACTTCAAGAAGCGCATGGATATCAAGCAGACGCGCTACATCGCACTAGACACACAGGGTGATGCGGAGTTCACATGTCAGGCGTTCGTAGACAACATCGTGTCGAGCCAGGGCGTTGATCAGCCGATGCTCAGTATGACATTCATGGGTGGTGGCGCGGGAGGCTATGGCAATGTGCCGTATGGTGACAGGCCATATGGTGGTGGTAGACGCAGCAGTGATGAACGCCTGTATGCTTGGACCACGAAGTTCAAGCTGATGAAGTTGCAATTCATCGGCACGACTACGAGGAAGCTGAAGTTCATCAGTGTGTCGATAGCTTACGTGCATGGTGGGATCAGGCGTTGATGTCTTCCACAGTCCATGCTGAATGGATCGTGCCGCTAAGCTATGACAACCTCGCGTATGCGGTTGGATTGGCGAAGGAGTTGCACGAACTAGGCACGTATGGACGCGACGGACCAGAGTTCGATTGGGCCTACTGCCGACACACGATGGTCAGCGTCATGGATGATCCGAACTACTACTTCCGACTGGCACGTGACGCAAGTGGCTACGTCGGTGCGGTGTGTGGTAAAGTGGTGACGTTCTACTTCAGTCCCAAACTGATGGGTGTCGAGGATGCGTGGTATGTTCGCGAAGGCGCACCGAAGCGTGCAGCGATTGGCATGCGTCTCATGCGTGGGTTTGTTAACTGGTGCCTCGATGATAAGGGCGCTCTACTTGTTCAGTCTGGGGATGTGGCTGGTATCCGTACGGTGGCTGTCGATGCACTGTATCGGCACATGGGCTTCACTCGGTTTGGCACTATCTACAAGTATGAGAGGGCAGCGTGATGTTTAGCGAAGGTGGACAGCCGCTGCATGTGCGTGTAGCGCGTGGCGGAGGCAAGGGTGGTGGGGGTGGTGGTGCAGCACCGGTAGCACCGCCGTTGCCTCGTGTGTATACCGACCCGGTGAATGGCATGACATTCACTGATGATCCAGGCATTGGCACTGGTGGTTTGCCAGTCAACTACGGCGGTGGATATTGGGGTATGGCTCCTACTACCGCCGGTAGTAAGACTGGTGCAGAGAAATTGAACGAAGAGATTGCACAGCGGAAACTTGACGAGAAAGCAACATCGGATGCAGCGGCACAGAAGGTGACTGATACAGCCGCCAAGAGTGAGACAGACTTCCAAGGACTGAAGACCAATGCATACAATGATGCGTTGGCATCTGTGACGAAGGAGTTTACACGGCAAGGCGTGGACCCGAACGCATACATGGATGACATTACGACTGAACTGAAGCGTGATCTTGGTTCAATCAAGGACTTGGACCCCAACCCTGCTGCTGCATTCCCCAAAGACCTTGGGTCAACAATCATAAATAGCGTGCTTGGTGGCAAACGCACAGGTGCACTGAACACGCTGAACACAACATTCACACCGAACTACGCGAACACTGCCCTGCCTGATACACTAGTTGATCCGTATGTCAGCACGCTGGTGAACGAGCAGTTCGATCCACTGAGC